CTTGGGAATACCAGTTGGGATGTTTTTTGGATCTTTTGATAATTTTTTTGGTTGCCTTTTTGTCGGATAAATCCACTTTAAGTTTTATTTGGATGTTTTAAGTATTTAACAACTTTGCACTAAAAAACCCTCTTGCGAGGGTTAATTGGATTAAATTTCATCAATAATCAAGGCGGATGCAGATAAACTAACATTTTTTACCTCCAACTGACTGTATGCAAACTTAAACTAGAACCTCCCGACAAATTCTTTTACAGACCGACTGATTATTGTCACATTCTACTAAACATTCATAATACTCGTTGATTAAATTATCAGAAATTTCAGACTTTTTTTCATCCAGTTTAAAACCTGCTAATTGATTAAACGATATTAGATTGTGCATGATGAACCTCCATGTATTAGATAAGCAAAAGACATAATATAAAGATTTTCAGATCATCGTTCCTCCGAAGTTCTCCCTAATATTTATCACGAATTGCTGACATTTGCAAGTTTCTGAAATAAAAATTTATGCCTAGGATGATGTGCTTACCTTCATATGGTCTTGAGAACTTCTTGTTGTTTGAGGTAAAGTTTCATATAACATCTACACATATCTCTTAGTTCATCAGAAGTCAAACCATCAAGATCACGAGACATCTTTTCATAGGTAAATTGTCTGCTTGTGGTACTTAAAGTAATTTCTTCAGGGTCCATAACTTTAACTGTAGTTCTTTATTAGTTATATTATTACCATCTTTTTGTTTTGAGATAATCTAAAACATCATTGCGAACATCCATCAGTTCATGATAACATTTTTGATTACGAGCACAATCACGGAGAGATGCATCAGGTTTAATCACGGATTCAATAAAGATATCAAGTCCACGATTCCACTTTTCCTGTTTGCTTTCGCAATCTTCAATGCTGTTTTGATCCTTCATCGTTTTTTCTTCAGATTTTTTTCTATGTATGAAACAGCAGATGGATAATTTTTTGAAGTGTGAACGATTGATCCGTTGTTGATGATCACAAACTTTTTTGATTTTGCAAGTGGAATAGCTGCCCACATACCATCCTTGGTTACATAACCACTTGGATATCCAGGTTTGTTTTCCAAAATATCTTTGTTAGGGCAAGTATAAAACTTTCGGTAGTCTTTTGATTCACTCATTAGAAGACGGCAGTAACACTTACAACTGTTGCCGTAGGATTACGTGCAAGTGCAGTTTTTCTTGCTTCTTCATAGTTTCGTGCGATGACAATCTCATCAAAGACTGTGCCAGAAACATAGAGTTGAACTTTGCACTTCATGGGAGGTTCCCTTGATTACCTTTGTATTATAGCAGAGTGGAGCAGCATTCTACTCCTAATGTGACAGTTCTACTTCCGGACCACTGAGATTGCAGGTTTACCCTGCTCAAATACAGTGTCAACCACTGCCTGTACGCTCTTGGCAGTGCTGATTCCCACCTTATCAAAGACTGGCACGCAGACCAGTCCAAAGGTCTTCTCAGCACCACCCAGACGGATCACACGACCGATAGACTGACTGATTCCAATGTAGTTCATGTTTCGCATGAATAGAACTGCCTCCAGTCCCTTGACATTGATGCCCTCGGACAGGATAGAGTGGTGCATGACAACAAAACGAGTGCTATCCTGACCCCAGGTATTCAAAGTCTTGAAGAATTCCTCACGGGAAACTTTCTTACCATTGATGATTGCACCGGTCTTAGATGTAATATACATCCAGTTGTATCCACGCTCATGTAGTTGCTGACAGAAGTCAGATTGACTTACCATACGCAGAATCTGCTTGGTAGAACGTGCTGCAATCAGAATTTTGTTGAGTGAGTTTGCATCAATCGTATTCAGCAGATTCTTATCGTCAGATAATTTGAAATCACCCTGAGGTAGTTGATGAACCACAACCTTAGGAGGAAGGATATAACCTTCTTTGACAAGTTGAGGTGCAGGAATGTTGCAGATGACCTGACCATAAACCTCAGGATCATTCATTCCTGGTTTGAATACAGACAACGAGTGCTTAGGAGTCGCAGTGAAGAAATAGCAACGATCAGCATCGCTACTGAAGAACTCAGTTGCAGGAAAGAAGTTACGTTGAACTGAGTTATGTGCCTCATCAAAGTAAATTGTATTCACTTCAATGTCTGCCTCTACAAGACGATGTAGGGAGTGATATGTGGTGAAGATGATGACATTCTCACCAGCAGTTCTTGCAGTGTTGTTGAACAGGTGAATTGTATCTGCTTTAGTGGTGCTGAAATACTCAACATCACCACTATGAACCTGCATTACATGAGTGTGAGTAGTATCAATCACCTCAAGAAACTCTTTGCAGAGTTGTTCTGCTAGAAGAATGCGGGGAGCAACAACAACAATAGTAGAACCATTATCAATATACTTTTGATTCTCAATAATATCATGTATCATACACATGGTCTTGCCACCACCCGTAGGGATGATGACCTGACCCCTGTCATATGCCAGCATTGCATTCAGTGCTTTCTTCTGGTGTGGGCGAAGGGTGACCAAGTGCTGTCCTGTTTGGTATGAATATATTATAGCAGAAAACCACCCCGATTAGGAGGTGGTGTGACAGTTTTACAACCGGTTTCTATAGTGTCTTAAAGCTTCCTCTTCAACCCGGACAAAGGTAGTCTATAGGGTTTTCATGATTCTGTCAAGTTATTATGTTGAACTTGTTACTGCCTCCCATGCAGAACCATTCCAGAAGTTAAGTTTGTTTGTGGTTGTGTTATACATGATTGCACCTTTAGGAAGGTTGCCATAACCACTCATTAAGTTTCTCTTGGTGCTATTGAATGTGGGGATTGCAAGTGAATCATATCCGGATTGGTTTTGTGTTAATGTTGCAACACCACAGAATACTGTGCCACCTGTGCTAACATTAAGTCTTCTGGATTCATTGTTATAAACGACTGAACCACCAGGAACACCATCAGGTGCAAGAAGTTTCTTGGCAATTTCTGTTCCAAACCCAGATTGAACTGGATTTACATTCTGATTACCACCAGCATTTGAGGACCAGAGGTTAGCAACGATGTCTAATTCTTCATTATTAAGTGAAGGCATAACGACATAACTGTTCATCGTGGTGCTTGCCATACCAACATCAAGAACAGATCTTGCAAAGTAAGTATTGATTCCGATTCTAGTCAAATATTTTTTATCGCCTGCATCAGTGGGAACTAATCCTTGATTAGTTTGTCCATATCCTGCTGCAATAATAGGAGCAGTGGGAACAAATAATCCACTTGAACCAAACATGGCGAAACCATTTTGTGTTTGGAAATTTCCATTTGCAAAATCAGGAACAGTTTGTCCTAATTCAGATGGAATTGTTCTTGGATCAGATATTAATGAACCATCAGTACTAGTGGCAATTCCAAGTTGTGTTGCAGAAATAATTTTTCCAAATGCATAAGAATCTCCAAAAATTGCAGACTCAAAAGCGCCTCCAGATGGGAATCCAGTTTCAGATGCTGTTCCAATCCCTAACTTTCCACCAACAAAAGTATTTCCTAAAAATGTTCCGATGCCACTTCCAACTTGAAAATTGCGACTAACAAGAAGATCATTGAAGGTCGAAATACCACTGGTTACACTAATAACAGCACTACTAGAAATTGGTAGAGCACTACCATCACCCAGAGTGAGTTGATTAGCACCTTGTCCTACGGTAAGAATACCAGCAACCTGTCCGTAACCACTTATGAATGTATTTCCACCGACTTCCAGTTCTCGTGTTAATGTAATACCATGACGATTAACACCTACTTTACCATCATATGTGGTCTCAAATTTAGTATTATCGTCGTATCTAACCTTAAAACTTTCTGTTGTTCCGGCACCAGATCCAGAATGGAGATTGATATTGATTCCACCAAAATCATAGTTGGAGAGACTCAGTGTTCCGGAGTTGAAACTTAAAACACCACTACTATTACCTGTTCCAACAGATTGTCCGACACTAATTCTAGAAGTATTACTGGATGTAATAACATCTATTGCTGTATTTGTTGTCTTTCTGATTTCAATATCAGAGGCAGGAGTATCAGAACCAATACCGAGTTTATTATCAACAACCAGTGCGGTTACAGTTGCGGATGAACCAACAATATTTCCTACTGTAATAGCAGGTGTACCATCAAGTCCGAATGAAGTTGATGCAAATCCTGCTGTCTGTGCAACACCACTCAAATATCCTGTGACATTACCAGTTATATTACCCGTAACATTTCCAACCACATCACCAGTTATATTGCCAACAAAACTCGTTGAAGTAGTAACACCAGTAACGACTAATCCACCAGCAGTGATTTGTGCATCATCGGTAAAAGTTGCAATACCGGATACAACGATACCCGTAGAATTTGTATCAAATTTTGCGGCATTAATTTCTCCGGTCAAATCTCCAATGAAGGTGGTTGCAGTTACAACACCACCAACATTTACATCATTCGTTATCTGAACACTGGAGAAGAATGTAGAGAATCCCGATGCAAGCAAATTGGAACCAGTTATGATACCGGTAGATTGGAATGAACCAGCAGTTACAATACCTGTGAAGTTTCCTTGTCCGGTTGAATCAATACCAACACCATAAGTTGCCGATGTTGGATCATCACCAATTTGCAATAAAGTTGCGGGATTAGTTGTGCCCAATCCAACATTTATTAATGTAGAAATACCTGCGGTGGTAATAGTCCACCCAGTTCTTGCGACGGCAACAACACCAGATAGTAAACTACCATCACCAATAAATTGTTGTGCTGTTACAATACCAGTTGCATTAAGACTGGTTGCATCTAACACTGTTACTGTTGAGGCACCTGATACAAATACGTCTTCAGTGACAAATAAGTCTGAAGTTGATACAATACCACTAATTTTTGCAGTTCCTCTTACATCAAGAAACTCGGAAGGAATAGAGGTGCCAATTCCGACCAGTCCATTTGCATCTACAATAAAGTTGTCGTTATCAACCTGAACACCATTACGAAAATTAAAGGACTTCTTATAATTTGCCATCTACTTTAGAATACTTTAGGATCTCCATCTAGTTATTTATCTGATAATTTTTGCTCTAGAATTTCAACCTTGGATGATAGTTCCTTAACTGCTTCAATAAGTAGTGCAGTGAGTTTGTCGTATTTGACTGCCATGTAACCAGTTTCTCTCATAACTGTGAGTCCAGGAAGTCCAAGAGCAGCAATTTCTTGTGCGATAACACCCGTATCTTCACCTTCATGAACACCACCTTCAATCCAGGTAAATGTATTACCACTGATTGAACGAATCTTGGCAAGAGGTTCTTTAATTGGTGTAATATTTAACTTCAACCTCTCATCAGATGAGAAGAATGCAGTAATATCATCGGTGACCTGAAGT